ATCTCATCAACGAACTCATCGCTTACCAATGGGCTCTCAACGCAGCTCCAACGCCTTGTCCACCAACTGTCAGACATTCTATTCTGGCTCTCATAAAACGTGCCAACTGACCTCGTAGGGTTAGACAAAAGTATTGTCGTGGCATTATGACCAGACATAGAACCAGCAGCAGCCTCAAATACCTTCTCAGGCACACCAGACGCCTCATCAACAACCAAAAGGACATTTTCCGAGTGTACACCAGCTAACGCCTCTGGGGTCTCTGCACGGCTTGTACGAGCAGATATAAACATCTCAGACGGTGCGGCGGCTAACTCAACACGATCAGATTTGACCGTCAATAAACCCTGTACAGGCTTTGGAAGCTCTCCGATCCACCGTTTTAGCTCCGCAAAGAGTGCGTCAAACAACTGACCGCTCGTGGGGGCTGTAACGACTACTTTGTTGGGAAACCGCATAAGCAAATACCACAGCATCGCCCACGATGCAGAAGTTGACTTACCAGTGCCATGCCCAGACCTTATGCTGATTTTACGTTCATTGTCAGCAATAGCCTCCAGAAACTCCGCCTGATAATCCAAAGGCTCCGCACCTAAAACCTCCCTGACAAACAATACAGGGTCATACGCATACTTTCGCGTAAACTCCTCAAATGGATTGGCTTCTTCACTCATGCTCAATTACCTTCATATTCCGAGCCATATCCTCAACCTCAATATTCTTTCGCTCAGTGCTAATCTTACGCAAAGCATCTAAATGCAAATCACCCAAGTTTAAAGTTATTTCAGTCTTTGGTCCCGATCCATAACGATCTCTATTCCATCCAGCAGCCAAAGCCTTTCGCATGTTGATCTGCTCACGCACTGCGGCGATCTGCTGTTGCGTGCTGGCCTCTCCCAATGCGTCTACTTTCGATAAACCATCTTCCATTAATGCATCTGCGGCCTCTGGTAACGCACGATCCATCGCACGAGCATACTCAGGGTTCTCTCTGAGAGCTCTACTGAGGTAGGACCGACTGCAACCAAAGTCCTCGGACGCCCAGGCTGTGATTGTTTTGCCAGACGCCATAATCTCATAGATATAATCCGAACCGCCCTTATCAGCGACTTCTTTGAGGATTTTACGCTTTAATGCTTTTCCTGCCATGTCTACTCCGATTTTTTTAAATTTTAGGACGTATAGGCAGTTTTGGCAATAGGCATGGGGGGTGGGGTGGCAGGCGTGTCTGCGTTTTTCTACACACACACGCCCCATGTCTAAAAAAGTTGGGGGGGGGTCTGGAAGCGTCTAATTCGCATAATATGTATTATGTTAATTTTATTATCTAATGTAATCAATGACTTAGCCAAAACTGCCCCAGAACTTGTACAAAAGCGACACTAATATTGCCCACAATTTTAGCTTATGTTACGCGCATGTGCGTCTGCGCTGCTTCGCGCCGATGTGCCGTAGCGCGTTAATGAAAGACATCGAAAGTCTCTGGGTTCTGCATAAACTCTCGCATTGCTTCGCTAAGAGCTACACCCAGAAGTTTCTTATCAACTCCACTGTGCAAACGATCAATGATAAACATTATTACATTTGCTGTCTCTTCGTGCAGCTCATCTTCGTCAACCTCAGTAAGATCAATAATGTAAGTGTCCATAAATAATATATGAATAAAAAAAAGCTCGGCGTCAACGTAATGCATTGAAGCGCCGAGCAGTCGAGCAGTGTAAGTTAGTGACAGACGGAAATGAATACTGCACTAACAACTGCAACATATCAAAAGGGAATTGGATCGTCAAAGGATTTACCTTGCAAGTCTATCATCTCAGCGCCTGGAAAGCTTTCCTTAACCGACTTCTCAAACATCCCTAGCTTATTCTCTCTAAGAAGTCTGTAAGCCAGTATGACTTCCCTAATTGTCAGGAGCTCTAAATCTGGCCTATCCTTTTTAATCTTCTGCCAGCTCCGCCCGTCCTTCATAAGTGCAAAAGGTTTATCATCTATATCAAACTCCCATATGTCAGTCGAAGCTCTCTGAGCGCCATTACGTTCTGCCTCGGCATCCATAGCAACCCAACCTCTTAGAACAACCTCTGCCCTGACTTTACATTCCTCTGGATCGTTTGCATCAATCGCGGCATTCATCTTTGCCATAGCTGATCCAAACTTAACAGCAGTCTCGACACTTACCAACTCAGGCAACACATCAATTCCCCACTTCTCTTCCATCTCTCTTGCCTTCTCGTCAGTCGGAGCGATTGCGTAGTCACAAACAATCTGATCTTTCGTCTGCCCCGAATGCAATATCCGATCAGCCTTCTTTTGTCGCTTTGGTCTTCGAGGTCGCACATTCATCTTATTCATCACCGATTTCTCCACAGTTATTTCACCACACTTTCATCTAATCCACAGTTACCACCACAGTTGTATATATATATACAACTACTGTGGTGGAACTATTCGTGGCCTTTTTCTCCACACTTCCACACTTCTTCCACACTTATTGAAAAACAACTGTGGAACTGTGGAAGATGCTAAACTTCGTCCCATTTTACCCAATCTCCTACAATCACGCACGGCACATCTCTGCCACTTCTTGTGTCTGCTATTTTTTCTATCTTGAGACTGCCAGAACTGATCCATTGCTTAACAATTGCTTTTGCTCGTGCTTTCTCTCCAGGCTTTTCGATGTCTAGGTTTAATTCTTCTGCGACTGCCTTGCCGATCCACTTGCCAGCTCTTACATCTGCCTTATATGGATCGCCTTGCTTTTCTGCCTCTCCAACCTCTTTTTGCACGTTGTATAAGTTTCTGGAAGTCACGCCGTCAAACAGGTCTGGCAGTTTAAACTCTGTGGCAACTCCTATATGCTCACCATTTGCTATCTCTACTGAGTGCATACGTCTGTATATACGCTTATCAGAAGGCGGAGCTAGGTTTGCCTTGCCATCATCGACTGCAAATATGCCGAGAGCTTCGTGTTCGTCCACACCTAATGACATTGCGTCTTCTGGAGTAATTCTATTGATAACTCTTGCGGCTCTTGCTGCTCCAATTAAACTTCCTGCACCTCTGACACTATCAATCGTTGCATCGTCACCATTTGTTTTTCTGATGTGATGCACGAGTTGAATGCTACTATTTGTATCTCTGGCTAGCTTTCTGAGCATTGCCACGACTGCCTGCACTGACCCATTATTGTTTTCGTTTACAAGATGAGCCGACACAAACGGATCGAGGATTATTACACCAATATTATGCTCTTTGATTTTATCTGACATAAACTTTAGGAGCGCATCGTTTTGTATTAATCCATCTCTGCTTTCTGCTGCCAGTGTAATCTGTATGTCGTCCTCACCATCCATAAACAGTTTACCGTCAATATCTTCTGGTTGGATGTTAAAGTGTTGCATGGCGGCTATTGTACGCATTTCCAGTTCAACTCTTGGGTCTTCGAGGTTTATAACCCAGACATTTGATGGCTGCCTGACTGCCACACCGATTAGCGGCTTGCCTGTTGCGATTGCCAGTGCTTCCACAATTGTCAGAGATGTTTTCCCAATACCTCCTGCTGAAGCTGTGACACTGATATACTTCTTGATATAGTCATAACCATACACCCACTCTCTACGAGGCAGAGTGAGAGCATTAAAAGTTTTGTAAGGCGTAGGCCATGTTTGCTGTGTATCGTCCTCTATGTAGCTCTCTGTTGGCACATTCATGGACTGATTTTGCTGTTCCATTCTTTCTTGAACAGGATCGGGCGGTGGCGTCCATCCTTTTTCTCTGGCTCCGTCTATGGCTTGCTGCACTTCTAGCCTTGTGTCATCGACTGAGTATCCTGACAGTGTGAAGCTATCTGTTATGCTGTGGATTTCTTCGTCTGCCAATCCTTTACTGACATATGATCCAACTAATCTGACGATATTATTGTGCCAGTCATCTCCTTGCATGATGCTTTGAGATGCTAATTGTCTATCCATTGCCTGTTGGCCTAAATCGATTTCGAAGTTTGTAACTTGATTTTTAGGCACTTCTTTTTTTGGGAATGCTCTCATCATTCGTTCGAACTCTACTGGCTCTCTTTCTGTTGAGAAATTTGTACGCATTGTAACGAGCTCTGGCACATATCCTTTTTCTGTTTTCTTTTGATTGGGCCATGAGACTGTTCCTGCTACGCGCATTATTCGGCTAGGATTTACGACTGCCGCATCTGTCTGCAAGCTTGATGCAATTGATTTTTGCACTTCTTTCCAAGCGTCCAGGTTGTAGCATGGCTCTTCAAGTTGCCAATATGCATGACCTCTTGAGAACGGCTTTGTACCTGTTTTGATTGACATTGTGAACTTCGGGCCTGCAAATGATAGTATATTTTCCATTGCGCCTTCTGTATCTGCGTCTGCAAAGCAGTATAATGCGGATAAAATATCTACATCTTTTGCGGCTTTGCCTGTTTGTATGTTTGCTTTTGCGTCAACTGGATTGATGCACATGTATATATTTTGTTTAGCTTTATTCATTGCAGTTGCGTGTTTTACAACTTCTTCGATATTATCTGCCGAAAATCTTGCCACTTGGATTGATCCAACTGGACTAATCGCTCGTATCTCTATTAAAGCACTAGGTAACTCTTTCCAATTCTGAGTAATCTGTGTTATAAAGCTAAAAATGACCTCGGTTTTGGGAGCTGTTTCACTCATATTAGTTTCCATTTCCATTTCATTTTTTCCTCTCTGAACTTGGGCGGCATCTCCCAGCCGCCCATTTTTTTGTTCAGAACTCCATGTCGTCTGTAGTAACTGCTGGAGCTGCTTCAGTAACTGGCTTTGCCTCTTCTGTTGCAATTCCTGCTGCTGCTCCTTCTTTCAGACAGTCTGGCCTATCCACCCATTTGACGATTTCAAAAACAGGGTAGCAAGTTGAGCCCTTAGTAAATTTAAGCTCTTTTGCTTCTGTCATTTTAATCAATGGCATTTGGCCTGCTGATGGTTGATCTTTAAACTTGGAAGCAAGTTCTGTGAGAGTTGACCAGACTGCTGCGCCTGCCTGTTCCCACATAGCAACCTTACCGCTTCCAATGGCGCATTTGATTGACATTCCTTTCTTCCAATCTTCGCCTGGCTTTCCCATCATTTGATTTACTGATGGGTTCCACTTCCATTCTGGCGCTACGCCTGCAATGCCCTCTGACTTCTGCCAGCCTGTTTTAAGGCTATCGAGGTCAATGACAAACCCAGTTGTTTTAGCTGTGGGGTATTCGTCTTTTGCTGCTCCTTCTCTGAGATAAAAGTTTTTTGCTCTGACAGCTCCATCTTGTGTGCCCCTTGCAGACCACGACAGAAATGTATTTATATCGCTACCAGTATTTCCTAAGTCTATTTCAAACATTGTTGTTTCCTTTCACTTGTTTGACTTGTTGATTATTTGCAATCTTCGTAAATTGTTTTTGCAAAAAAGAAATCATTTGAGCTTCACTTTTTATGTGATTAGGCCAACTAGCTGGGTTGTAGTAATCATTCATAAAAGCTTGTTCAGCTTGTACTTTAATACGCCCCTTGTGCGTTGGTGATCCCCATAGTATTTTTTGTTCTCGAGACTTTTCAAACCTTTCCTCAAGTGCTTCGATGTCAGGCACTAAATAATGCTCTTCATCTGTTTCTAGAAGAATTTGCTTCCAAGCCTCTAAACCTTGCAAAATCAATGTAGTTTCATCTATTGTTAGCTTCATTTGTTGTCTTCCTTTTCTTTGTTGAAATTGTTGTGCTGCTCTGACCCTCGCAGCGTGGGTTTACTCAAACACATCAAAATCATCATCCATGACCCAACCATCGCTCGTTCTTTTTTCTGTTAGGTCATTAACGATCTGATCGTTTATTAAATCTATTATTTTATATTTGCCTTCGACTGATCCGCCTGCTCTAAATTCGACATGCGCTTTGATTTTATGAGGCCAGAAGTTTACCTTTTCTCCACCGATCTCTGCTTGGACTTGCCACGGTGCATCGTCATAGTTTGGAAAGTAAAACCTTATGCTATCTTTATACATCGACACAATGTCTCTAAAATCGTAGCAGTTACGCATAAAGTCTTTGTCTGCGTTGGGCTTCCAAGCATGTGATTTATGAAACTCATATGTCATATAGCTTCTCCCTGATTTCTTCTGAACCGTTCCAGTAAAACGAACCAGGGTTGACTGGTATAACTTGCCGAATGTCTTCCTTACTGCCTGCTCGTAAAAACTTCTCAAGTCTACTGATTTGCTTTTTAGCTCTTGCAAGTAACTCACTTGGGTCTCCATCCTCTAATAAACTTACCTTCTTTGGTGTGACGTATAAAAACTTAACTGCCTGATTGCCGTTTGCCTTTTGGTAGATTGCACGTTGTAACTGATGTTCTAACGACATTGTTGACGGCATTCTGCCTGTTGTTTTAAGGTCAATAATTGTTCCATGATCTGGAAAGACTAAATCTAGGAAGCCAATGACAGGGATTTCAAAGTCTTCTGTCTTGGCTGTTATATTTATTTTTACCTGACCACTTTCTGGAAACTCTGGTTTGCCGTAGGGCTTTAGTTCTTCGAGAGCCAACTGCATGCACGGCTCGATCATATTGCGCTCTTTAGTTGTTTTCTCTGATCCTATTAGGAAAGTATTATCAAACTTCTTCAGAGCAGCCTTCAGAGCGTCCTCTGGCTTCTGCTTGCCTGTCAGTACTGCCACCACTGCATCCTCTGTGCAAATGCCTCTCATAGCAGGCGCTGACATTGGCCCACGCATTCCAAATAGATAACTTGCAACCCATACATCTGGCGCGTTTGTCCAGAGGTTTATGCTTGAGGCCGAGAGATGCTTAATTTTATGCTTTTCAAATCCGTTCATGTTGTGCCTGTTT